TCTATAAATTAGTGGAAAATAAGTAATGGCACAACCATCATCTAGACAAACTTTTGTAGATTACTGTAAAAGACAACTAGGAGCACCAGTCCTAGAAATAAACGTTGCCGATGAACAAATCGACGACTTAGTTGATGATGCTCTGCAGTATTTTCAGGAAAGACATTTTGATGGAGTTTTTCCAACACTTCTAAAGTATAAATTTACTCAGGCAGATATTGATAGAGGAAGATCCAAAGGTGGTCCCAATAGTCCAGTAGGTATCGCATCGACATCAGCTACATCAGTTATTGATGGTGTTTCAGTACAATTTGATTTTGAAGAGAATAGTAATTATCTAAAAGTTCCTGATGATGTCATTGGTATAACAAAAGTTTTCCAATTTGAAGGATCTAACTCAGTTAGTTCTGGAATGTTCAGTATTAAATATCAATTATTTTTGAATGATATTTATTTCTGGGGTTCAACAGAACTTCTCACATATGCAATGACTAAGAGATATCTTGAGGATATTGATTTCTTATTATCCACTCAAAAGCAAATAAGATTTAATCAAAGAATGAATAGATTATATCTTGATATAGATTGGTCAAGTGTTTCTCCAAATAATCATCTAGTCATAGATTGTTATCGCGGAATGAACCCAGATACTCATACTAAAGTCTGGAACGATTCATTTCTTAAGAGGTATGCTGTTCAACTTATTAAGAGGCAGTGGGGCCAAAATATGATTAAGTTCCAAGGAATGAAACTTCCTGGAGGAGTTGAATTAAATGGTCGTCAGATGTATGACGATGCAGAGAAAGAACTTCAAATAATTAGAGAACAGATGTCTAATACCTATGAACTTCCACCCTTTGATATGATTGGATAATGGCATTAAATCCCTTTTTTCTCCAAGGTTCCAAAGGTGAACAAGGTCTGATGCAGGACCTTATAAATGAATCAATAAAAACATATGGTGTAGAAGTACACTATATGCCTAGATTATACTTGGGAGAAAATACGGTAATAAAAGAAAATATTGTTTCTGCATTTAGAAGCGCACTGCCAATTGAAATGTATGTGCAGAACTATGATGGATGGGAAGGACAGTCTGTAGAATTATCAAAATTTGGAATCGAATCAAAAGATGAGATAGTGCTAGTAGTATCTCAAGAAAGATATGAAATGTATATCCAACCTTTGATTGAGAGAATACCAAATGTTAAATTAGCAAGTAGACCAAAAGAAGGTGATCTTATTTATTTCCCACTTGGAGATGTTCTTTTTGAAATTAAGAACGTTAAGAGAGACAAACCATTCTACCAGCTACAAAAGAACTATGTTTATGAATTAACATGCGAACTCTTCAGATTTGAAGATGAAATCATTGAAACTGGAATTGGCGAGATTGATGATGAAATTGTTGATCTTGGATACGAATCAACATTTAGATTGACTGGTGCTGGTAGTTCTGCTACTGCTATTGCTGGATTGGCCCAACAAAACAAGGGTGTTCAGGAAATTATTATGATTGATAAAGGATTTGAGTACGATGCAGCTCCTCTTATCCAAATTTCACCACCGACGAGTGGAGTGACCGCTTCTGCTGTCGCAATAACTTCCGCTATTGGTGATGGGCATTTTTATGTGGATAGGATAGAAATAATTAATCCAGGATCTGGTTATTCAACTCCTCCAGTTATTTCATTCAATGGCGGAAGCAATCAACATACGAGAATTGCTTCAGCCCAAGCCACTATAGCAGATGGAACTATTGGAATTGTTACAGTAACAGATTTTGGTCGAGGATACGCAAATGAACCTACAGTAACATTTAGTTCTCCTGTTGGTGGAGGAACGACATCTACTGGAAGAGCTATTTTATCGAACGGTCTTATTTCATCTATTCAAATTACAAACGCTGGTGCTGGTTATACGACATCCCCATCAGTAACAATAAGTGTTCCACAATCTTTTGGTTTATTGTCTGACGAAACCACTTATGCACTGAATGAAGTTGTTATTGGATCAGCAAGTTCTGCTACAGCAAGAGTCAGAAGTTATGATGCTAATAATTTCTTACTGTCTGTTTCTAACATAACTGGAACATTTGTGACTGGAGAAAATATAGTTGGTGCTGGAGGAAGTTATTTAAATCTACTATCAACTGACTATATAGATACAGAACCATACTCCAGTAGTCGAGATATACAAACTGAAGCTGATTCTATTTTAGACTTTACAGAAGTAAACCCATTTGGTGGAGTATAAATTATGTTAGGAACATATTATTACAATGAAATTTTTAGAAAAACCGTTGTCGCATTTGGAACAATATTTAATAATATTGACGTAAGACATAAAGATTCTTCCAATAACATTACAAGTGTTATTAAAGTTCCTTTAGCTTACTCTCCCATACAAAAATTCTTAGCAAAAATAGAACAGCAAGCAGATATTGAAAGTAAAAGAGGAATAACTCTCCCAAGAATGTCGTTTGAGATGAATTCTCTCACTTACGACCCATCCAGAAAAGGAACAGTAACAAAACAATTTAAAGCATATAATAAATCAGATAAAAAAGAAGTTAAAAAAGTATTCATGCCGGTTCCATATAATATGGGATTTGAGTTAAATATTATGACTAAATTGAATGAAGATGCTCTTCAAATTATTGAACAAATATTGCCATACTTCCAACCAGCATATAATGTTAGTGTTAAATTAATTGATGAAATTAATGAGGTAAAAGATATTCCTGTCGTCTTAGAAAGTATACGTATGCGAGATGATTATGATGGTGACTACAACAAAAGAAGGGTTCTTTTATATACTCTTCAATTTAATGTAAAAACTTATCTTTATGGCCCAATCCCTTCAGGATCTACTCCAGGCATTATCAAAAAAGTTCAGGTGGATTATCATACAGATACCTCGAAGAAGACTCCAAGAAGTATGAGATATATTGGAACACCTACGGCTACAAAAAATTATACTGGAACACAAGCAGGAACTCTTGCTGGAAGTATAGAAGCAGATACTACTAATATATCAGTTTCTGACGGATCTCTATTCTCAGAGCATTCTAGAATTACAATTAATGATGAACTAATGTTTATTAGTAAAATTATTGACAATAACTTAGTTGTATCCAGAGGTTATGAAAATACAACTGCTGTTAGTCATATTGCATCAACTGCAATATTTGTCGTAGATGTTCAAGACGATATACTTATCGAATCTGGAGACGATTTTGGATTTGATGGTTCTACGGATTTCTTTAGTGATGGAAAGATATTCAATCCAACTTCTGGTCAGGATATTGATCCTTGATTATGACTAAAAATTTTGATGAAATAGAAGATTCTTTAGGTATTGAGAAAAGTGATGAAAAGGTTGAGATTATGAAGTCAGAAGTAGTTCCAGAGAGAAGTAAAGATGATGTAACAAAAGACTATGAATATACAAGAGGAAATCTTTATTCTATTATAGAAAAGGGACAAGAAGCTATAAATGGCATTCTTGAGTTAGCACAGGAAAGTGATCAACCAAGGGCATATGAAGTCGCAGGCCAACTTATCAAGAGCGTTTCTGATGCAACAGATAAGTTGATGGATCTTCAAAAGAAGTTGAAGGACGTTAATACAGAAGAAAAGGAGAAGGGGCCATCAACAGTCAATAATGCTCTGTTTGTTGGATCTACTGCAGAATTAGCAAAGATGCTAAAGTCTGGATTAAAAGAAGATAAATAATAAACAGGATCTATCCTTTTTTTATGAAGTGCAAACCCGGTTACTATTTTTGCTACACTGATAAAAAGTGTAAAAAGATTCCTGCTGGTCTTAAAATGACTGGAAGGTACTTTGGCAACGGTAAGGAACCAGAAGAGGTTGGTATTGATAAACCCGTTGAGGGTGGAGAGCAAAGCTCAAATGGTAATGGTGGTAATGGAGGTGTAAGTGAATCGAAAAGTGGTGATAGTTCTTTGCGTGACTGGTTTGGCAAGAGTCGCTCTAGTGATGGGAAGCCTGGTTGGGTTCAACTGGGTGGCAAATACGCAGGTAAACCCTGTGCAAAACAACCAGGACAAACCACAAAACCAAAATGTGGTTCAAGTAAAATGAAGCGTAATCTCTCCAAAAAGGAGGAAGATGCTGCATTTAGACGCAAGAATCGTCAAGATCCAAATCCAGATAGAAAAGGGAAAGCAATTAACGTGAGCACTGAAGAATTTACAACACTACCACTTAATGTAGAAATTCCTACAGATATTAG